AAACGGCCTACAGATTTTGTTGCCTTCTCATTAAAGAAGGGTACTTGGAGATCACTGATAAACGCTATGCGCTTAATCTTCATCCTCATCTGGAGTAGGAATAGTTGGGATAATGCCATTGTCGCCTACTACCCAGTCGGGCATTGATGATGGACTATCCATTAAATACAGACATACAGATTCTGAGAATCCAGCCTTACGTGCAGCTTTAAACATCTCATGCTTAGCAATATAAAACACTTCTAGCTTAGATAAAGGGTCGGGTGATTTACGTACCACACGCTTGTTTATCTTCTTTCGTTTACGAGTGCTAGCCATATTAAAATTATGACTTACTAATTAAGATAAAGAGATCATCGACACGCTTTTCTAATCGTGTTAATTGATCCTTCATACTAGAGCCACCATTAGGGCGTAACTCATTAAGCCAGCCTCTAACTAAAAAACGTAATCCTACTAGCCCGCCTGATAGCACGGCCATAACGCCAGCGCCAAAGCCAGCCCATTCTGTAGGTGTCATGCTTCATTAGCACCGATGCCATAAGCACTGTCGGATTTATCTAGAGCCCTAACCGCTGGGCCTGCTAGAGCTGAGATAACTACAGCTACAACAGGATCTAATCCCAGTTCATTACTTGCTAAGAATGTTAAAAATGAAACCAATACGCCACGTGCGTATGACTTCAGCACTGCCTGTTGCTTCTTGCTTATCTTCATATCTTGCCCCCTATTAGTGGTATATCGAATGGCGTGCTATTTAGATCGCCTAGTGTTGTAAAGCTGATATGTATGTGCTTCTTATGTGGGTTGATGCCTTTGTACTTACGCCACTTCCAATTTAATATCTTCGAGCATATTCTCCCGTTAAAGATGACGTATGATATGCGTTTATCTTGTTTGGCTGCGATTCTGAGTTGGTCAGCCAGATAAGGTGCGAGGCTGTCGGATGACTCCAACCGAGAATCAATATCAACTGCTCTAACCCAGATCCCGTCTGGATTATGATCCGATTTTCTGGCGGAGTGACGGCTATCGCCCAACCACCCATCACTGGCAGTACACCGATCTGGAAACCACGTATCAACTTGATCTCTTAACTGCACACCAGCTGCACATAGTTTGGGTTGCATTAGCTAAGAAGGAGTTTTGCTTCATCCTCAGTAATACCAAGTTTTTCCAACAAAGCAGTTTTTGCAATAGCGTTTGCCTCTGCTTCTAATTTGATATTTTTAACTTTTAATTCCCGTGCTTTGAAGTCAGCAATCTCATCAGCATTAGCTTCTCTTTCGATAGTTATGCCAGTTAAAGCATCTGATTCTGTTATTTTATATGTCATTTTTACGCCTTTGCATATCCGTAGGTATAAATTGAGCCAGTTGATGCAGTTGAACAAATAAAAGTAAAACCATCAAATGAATTTGTAGTAGTCTGCGCCCCGCCGTGAATTTGTAGTAGTGGACTAGTACTAGTGCTTTCATAAGCATTTGAAATTAGACTCGTATGAGTACTTTTGAATGGTGAATTTATGTCCATTACGATTGGACTTTGTGGGAAAGATGAATTTCCACCATCGCCCAAATAAATTTCATCTGTTCCTAGAGCATTTTTATCAGCCCCGACTGTTGTGTTTTGAGCATAAATTCTCTGGCATTGATAATCCGCAGTACTATCAGTACCACTTGCTCTTAACCTTAAAGAAAATGCAGGATTGGTTGCGCTAGTGCTTTGGCCAACTACATAAATTTTGTAGTTATCATAAGTGGTTGTAAACACATTATTGATGCTTGTTGATGTTGTAGCAGAAAAATCTGTTTTATTTAAGAATACTAATCCATCAGCAGGAGTTGCCCAAGATGGAATCCCACCTGCAACAGTTAATACTTGGCCAGTTGATCCAATACCTAATCTAGCTGGAGTTGATCCACTGGAAGAATAAATAGTATCACCAGTGGTTGTCATTGGATTAGTCATACCTGTTGTATCTAGGTTTGCCCAAGCACTGCCAGTGTAATAAGTGGTTACGTTTGTATCTTTAAGATAAGCAAAATTCCCTTCTTGTGGTGATGTTACAGCTGAATCTCTAGCAGCGGCACTGGCAAACACCCAGACACCTTGCATTAAGTAGCCATCAACATCGGCAGCGGTTAATACCTCGCCTGTAACAAAGTCCTTAAATCCTAATCCAGCGGCCATTATTTCTCCTTAGTAACTAAGCACATTATAGTCTAAAGTGCCGTATATATTGTTATTTAGAATCAGTGCATCGATGACTGGTTCAAGGGTCGTAAAGAAGACCCTAAAGCTGTTGGGTGTAATGGTGGTTGCGACTCCAAATATCTGCAAAGTGTTATCTAGGGTAGATCCGCCTGGCTGGGTGGTTACAATTCTGATCGGGTCAAAGAAGTCTAACTCTAAGGCTGCAATAATTCCTGAGTTGTAATTGTCTGTGTATAAGTCTAACTCGATGCCGTCGCATCTGACCTGTGTCTCGGCTCTAGAAGCGACATAAGCTTGGGCATAATCTAAAGCTACAGCATCGGTCTGCATTAGCAGGTCTTGTAGGTTATATGAATGAATAAAGTATTTGTCAATAGATGCTTGGTTAATGGCTGTTTGTGGTGATCCACCTGTACGGCTAATCTGGGCTGAGTTAAAGATCAAGTCATCATCTAGTTTCCACATAGCATTGGCATATGCAATACCTGTGCCATCATCGTTAAATGTAGTTACTGTGCCACCGATTGATCCTGCGGTTACTGCTCTATCTTGAAATACAAACTCTCCGTCTGTGTTTACATATAGTGCCCCATATTCGGATGTGGCTACAGTGGTCATTGCATCTAGGGAGGTACGTGCTGTACCAGGGTCGGCCTGCATAGTAGTTAAACCTGCATCTACATCACGCATGGTTGCTGGCCAGTCGATCTGATCTAATATCTGGTTAATTCTTGTGCCTGATAGATTGCCAGCGCTAGCACCTGTTACTGTAGATATTTGTGCGTTAGAAGCTAGGCGGAATGCATCAACAGCTGTGATTGTAGTGTAGGCGACTTCTGTTGCATCCTTTGGCTGTGTATTAACGTATGAAGTAATAAACCCAGAAAATAGGCTATAAGTAGTAGCACCATAAGTAGCAGAAATTTGTACCTTCTTCATAGGTGTTAGCAATTCGTAATATGGCCCTGATGGATTAGTCGGGTTAAAATCTCCGTTTTGATCTACTATGCGTAAAGTTAATTGCCCTGTTTGGAATTGATCTGCTAAAGCATTACGCCCACGGCTAGTCTGTATTAAATTAACTTGATCTGATACATCAACAATTATTGCAGTGCTATCTGCTAATACGTTTACGTCTAATATGCCAGTACCTAAGATCATGGCCTGAGCAAAACTTGGCCCAGTAGAGAAGTTAATTACTGCATTGATTGTTGGTACAGCCATTACTGAATAGCTCCTGCAGGTACTAACTTGTTGCCATATTTGAGATTTACTCTTACTAACTCGCCAATGGCAGAAACCAATTTATCACTGCTAGCGTTTGGATCAAGGGTTAATGTAGCTGTAGTTTGTGCAGTAGCAGCGGCTGTTGCAGCGGTCTGTGCGCCCATATTAGTTACACCTTGTGGCAGTCTGGCAAACTCATCTGGCGCTATTTGATTACGGCCTCGGCCAGTTAATTCTCCTAAAGAGTTAAACAGCGCTGGCATACCACTAGCCAAGAAGTTTAAAGCACCTGCAGCTGTAGTGGCAGAAGTAGCCAAAGTGTTTGCAGCGGCTGTGGCGCTCAACTCAGCGTTATATTTTTTAGCTAAAGCCTCGTTATTGTCTAAGATTGCTAACTGTGCTCTTAGGCGTAACTTAGTTTCTTCATCAGTAGCCTGATTAAGCGCCAGGGTTAATCCTATGCGCTCTACATCAAACTTATCTTTAAGTTTATCTACTTCTGATTTAGCCTTTAGTTTGGCAAGTTCATCTGCTCTAGCCTTGTTGCCTTCTTTAATTATTTTGTTTTCTAATTTAAGTTGCTGTAAATAAACACGGCTGGCTGATCTAGGTTCTAGATTGGCTTTAGTACCAGCCTTACTCTTTGCATCTTCTTCTGCAAGTTTGCCTAATAAACCAAATATGTTAGTGCCAAATAAAACATCGGTTACTCTTTTTGATCCAGGTATCTTCTGAAGTTCGGCAATTAAAACTCCAACGCCAGTAATGGCCTCACCAGTAGCTTTACCAAAATTCTCCATTTTATCTGTAGTGTCTTCAATGCTAGTGTCTTTGCTAAGAGCGTCTAATGCGCCTAATATTCCTTTACCTATTTCTTCTTTAACGTTTTCAGATGCTACTTTTAATAAATCCATTTTGCCAGCGTAAGTAGTTAATCTAGCTGCTGCTTGGCCTGCAAACTTCTGTTGCAATTCGGCCATAATCTTTTCCATATTGCCAGTTGCTAATGTGGCCTTACTTAATCCAGTTCCTAGTCTGCCTAGTGCTGTAGTTTGACCAGAATAAGCTTTGGCTAAACTAGCGCTAATTTGTTCAACTGATCCATACCCAGCTGCGCTTAAATCTAATGCCAGTGCTAAAGCATCTTGGCTTTGAGTAATAGATTTAGTAACTGTTAATAGTCTTTGAAATGATGGGCGTAATTCATCATCAAGCACGCCTGTAGTCTTCTGTAATTTTCCAATGTAATCTTCAACTGCTGGCGAACTAAAAGCATACCCAGTATTTTTAAGCTGTAATTCTAAAGACTTGGCTGCCTTCTCATCTGCCATAAATGCAGATACTGCCTTCTTGCTGTAATTAAGTACTGCAGTAGCGCTAAACACTCCAGCAAATACTTTGCCAAAACTTTTAACTTGTTTTTCAAAAACTGATATTTCTTTTTTACCCTTTTTTAATCCTTTGTTGTCAAAGGTGCTAAGTACCGATGCTACTATGGTTGGCACTATGACACTCCCCTACTCCGCATGCCCCTATAAAATCCTATAACTTCTTGCTGCTTTTCTAGTGGCATTTTTTTGTAATATGCGGTTATAGCATCGTTCAACGCTTTTTGTATATCTGCATAGATTGGCCCTTGCTCTTTAGCCCATACTTTATACAAGGCCCTGCCTTTGTTTCTTCGACCTCTGCGCCCTACTGATCCAGCTAATGTTGCATCAAATAACTCTGGTAATGCGTTGATAAATTCTGCGCTAGCGTTTGGATTTAATGATGCACCACCTGCTGTGCCTTGTGGGTTTTTTCTACCCGCCCATTCAAACACCATGCCTGCACGATTTTCATTAGATACATAATTGTAAACAGCGTAGCCGTTTCTATTCTTTTTATTAGGCCCTAGCTTATATTTAATGCCAGCTTTAGCTTGCCCTTGATCGTATGCTGGAAATGGTTTGCGTTGGCCTTCCATTGGCTCAGCTGTCTTTGTCCAACCACTCAATACGTTTGCGTTATCTGGGAACTCGTTTTTAGTTAAAGCAGCTACTCTAATCATTGGTGTCTTTAACCTGGCTTTAACATTGTCAAACGTGTCATCTTCAATTTCTCGTAGAGCTTTAAGGAATTGACTAACGCCGTTTACCACGACTGGCATTTTTGATCTCCTTAGCTCTATCTGTCAATACCTGAATTATTGCTAGATACATTTCTGTATCCATATCAATAAACTCTCTAGGCGGTATTCCAGTTTCTACTGCTAATTGCGCAATAGTGTAAGCAATAGAATTCCGCTCAGTTATTTTTTTTCTTCGTCTAATACCTCGACAGTGTCTAGAGTGTCT